GGGTTATATCTAACTGAAGCTACAGGTTTAAATCTAGGGGCTAACTGCTTAATAGAATCAATTATTAAATCTTTTTTAACGTTATCTTTGAGGAGTTGTTGGTATAACTTTTTATATAAGTTTGCTTCCCCTTTAGAATGGGAAACCTTTTTATCTAATCTTATTCTATCTTCTGGAAGTAAGAAGTCCTCTTCTTCTTCTCCCCATGCTTCTTTGTCGTGACAACGTTGAATTGAAGTTCTGTGGACCCTTATTCCGTACTTCTCGTCCAACCAATCCGCTATCGAATCCCACGTCATTCCCTCTGCCCGCTTTCTTATTATCTCTGATTTTGCCTGATCTGGAATCATAATTCCTCCTTATCTTAAGATTAACTGTTCTTCCGCAAATAATACAATGTAAATCCCCATCCATATCTATATAGATATCTCCATCACATTTAAAGCATAACTTGGAATACATACTTAATCTTCTTTAACGTAGTGGATTAATCCATTCACGATGAATTAGTTTTTACCCCTCAAGAACTACTTTTTTCTAACTCTTGTTTTATCTCCTGTTCTAGTGCTTGTTCTATTTCTTGTTCTATATCTTTATAGTTTTTATCTTCTGGAATTTCAATATTTTCTTCTGGATCAATTTCATCGGATTCAGTGTCTAATTTTATATTCAACCCAGCAGGTGCGGCTGTTGAAGCCTGCCCTGTATCATGAGGATCATTTCTCTTATCATCTTGACTATCATCTAATTGTTTAATGCGTTTAATTTCATCGTTTTGTTTTAATGCAGCTTGTTCATCTGGCTCCGCATCAAATTCTGAAGGTTCTGCATTAGTATCTTCGGGGGATTCTTCTTTCTTTTTCTTCCAGTCAATTCTTGGGGGTTGGTCATTTATTGAAGTTCCACTATGTTGTTGAGTAAACTGTGAGTCTTGTTCTTTATGAAGTTCTGTTGTAACCCATTTAACTAATTCCACTACAGATTTTTTAGTTGCTTTAACCATCTTTTTTTCGGGACTATGATCCCTTAGAAAATCAGCAAGTCTATTGACACCAGTTCTTTTCCTCTGTTTCTTTTGTTTAGGACCCGCCCCATAGGTGGGGGTGAAGACGCCTGAATTAGACGATGTGAAAACAGTTCCTCCTCCATCACCAAATGCACCATCTTCTTTTTTTACTTTTTTCATGTTAATACCTTTAAGAATCTATGTTAGCATCAATTTTTGTTGATGCGGAATTATTTTCTTTCTGTTTATTGTTTTCCCGACTGAATTTCCTAGGATCTGTAAATGTCGCCTTCTCAACATGAGTTACGCCGGTAGGAGATAAATTGGCTACATATTCCATATTATTTTGAGAAAACCACATTTTACTTAAATCTGAAGTCACCTCTCTTATTACTGGAGACATAAATCCTTTTTCATTTAAGGACTCAACCCAAGATTTAGAAAGTGTTATATCATCTTTCTTGCGGATATCTCTATATTCTTTAGGATTTTTATCCCCACGAGGATTTGTATACCACGATTTATCTACATTTTCAGCTCTAGCTTCTGCGTATTCATCTATATCTCTTTCTTCATCTGGAGCTTTATCTGCCCAATTAGGAGTTACGCCACCAGTTCTACCCTTAAACTTTCGCTGTGATCTGGGAATGGATTTTTCAAGCGGCTCCTCCTCGCCTTCTTCTTCATATTCAATGTCTTCATCAACCATCGCTTGTTGTTCTTGCATCTGTTGTTCCATTTCCATTTGTTGTTTTTGTTGTTCAATTCCTATAGCCAGCTGTTCAGCAGACAGTTTAGCCGTAGGAACATATTCACCACTAACAATGAAGTCAGCCTCCCATATTGGGGTATCCTGTTCTTTCAATCTAACATCAAATCCAAGTTGAGCAAACTGACTAACAATTTGAATTTTCTGTTGTGCAAATGATAACCTAGTATTCTCAGCCTTCTCTTCAGGTTGTGGTAATCTGATTTCATAATCAGTTATACCGAAAGCTTTTAAGAGCTGAGGGAATATTTTTTCGTGGAATAATCTTTGGTCGCCTTCTACTACACGACTCATAACAACTAATTGCTGTGTTTGACTTGATAATCCTCCGAAAGCTTCAGGTGCGCCCTGCCAAGCTGGAGTTACACCCCACATTGCAGCCACCCTTTCTCTAATTTCATCTCGAACAGGAAGATAATCCATCTCCTGAAGGGTATGAAATAAACGAACCAGATCAACACGGCCCCTTTGATTTCTAGCAGATACAGCTACCATTGGTATATAGTTTGGATCAATTCGAGTCTGGGCTGCTATATGTTCCCGTTCTCTACGTAATGATTCTGGATCATCTGTAGTTACCATTAACATAGCCGCTGGCATCTTTCTCTCAAAGAAATACCTATAGAGATTCTTATCCATCCCCACTAAAGTTAAAGCTTTTTCAAAAATAGTGAGTAGTGGACTCCAACCATAAGTTTCAGAAGGGGAAAACTTAGATAAGTGAATAATTTCACTATCTGTAAAATACATATGTTTATTTCTATGATAATATTTGTACATCGCAGGATGCATTTCAATATCACAATTATCCTGTTTACATTNCCCTGAAGCTTCCTGTACATTTTCTCTATGTAAAGGGCAAAGGAAATGAGAATTTTTAGGTAATCCGGCAGTATCAAGATCAAATTCCATTAAAGCTGGATTTAAACGTCTAATCTCCTGCATCTTAGCAGTAACTTTACCCTCACCAACATCTGTATATTCCTTAGCTAAATATAAAAACCCATCATCAAGAGAATTTACATCGAAATGGAATTGTCGTAATACCTCTTCTATACTTTGATCAAATACATTACAATCAGCTGTCCAGTTTTTAAGTTTTTCTTTCTGTTTTGGATCTGGGTTTTCTACAGTTGGGACAAATTCTAATCCCCGCCTAAAAACCTCTCCTGTTATATGGGATAAAGGGCCTCTAATCTCCTCTACAGACATGGCTATTGTTTGTAAATCTTGTACAAGTTGTTGCCTGTATGCCATTTGATGGCGTATCCATGTATTAACCACATGATCTAAACCTATAGTAGGCGCAGCGTTGGTGTCCCCACTCGCTTTCATCACATCCAACAAACTGATTTGCTTATTCAAATCAGCCATCTGTTGTGTCATTTTTGGAACCTGTGGAAGGTATTCTGACAACTTCATATAATTATTCCTTATTACCTAAATTGGTCATATCCTGTATTGAAACTAATTTTAATATTGTGTTCATAGCTTTTTCTTTTAATTCATAATCATTTGTGGGGGAGGTGTCGTGTATCCGTTGATTTTTTTCTTCTTTTAGTTTTGTTATTTGGTCATGTAAAGATTGTATATCTTCATCCCTTTTTAATATCCCCTCATCTAATTCGGCTAATTCCGATTCGTTTACCCCGTGATTAGCATTTTGTAAAACCCCTAATCTCCCCGCTTCTTTCACTAAAGCGTGGAACTGTCCTTCTGAAAGTAAAACTACTGCTGGACTATCATCCGGAATATCAGAATCTGCATCAACCTGCTTAAGGTCATCATGCCATGTATCTAATATCCTCCACGTCCTCGCTTCATCTTGTAATGCTACATATTGCAGTTCTCCACCAGCTAACATGTTTCCTATAGGCATTATTAATTCTCCTCTATATACTAAAAGCTTGTTCTAATTTCTTAACGTTATAACCTACTATGTAAGTTATATCCCCCTCGTTTTGTATAATTGTTATCGGGGTTGATTGATAACCCTTCTGAATGAGTTCTCTCCTATTTTCTTCCTCTGTAATATTTTTTTCTGTATATGAAATATTATTTTTGCCTAACCAAGATTTCGTAGCCATACATGGAGAGCAACCATTGGATGTATATATTATTACCCCCATAAATTCTCCTAGTTACTTTATTATACTCAAATTATATTAATTACCTAAGCAATAACACAAGCACTGAAGCCACAAGCCTTACAAGTCTCACAACCTGATTCCATCACTATGTATGGACTATTGCAACAATCCTCTGTATTTGGATAATTTTCTTCTTTTGTTAAAGGTAAGGTAAATTCTAATTGATTACCTTCATTTGTCCCTTTAACTAACACTTCTTTCTCCCTACTTCCGGCTCTATATACAGTAATACCCTTACATTTCGTATCCCACGCTAACCTATAAGCATTTTTAACATCATCCACTGACGCTTTATTTGCAAAATTAATGGTTTTAGAGATTCCAGAATCTACATGTTTTTGGAATGTGGATTGCATTAATACATGATCTTCAGGTGAAATGTCTGGAGAAGTAATATAAACATTTTTTACCCATGTGGGTATAGCATATGAGTATTCTTGTAATGAACCCCCATTAGCAAGATACTCCATCAACTCTTGAGAATAAAAACCGTATTCTTTAGCATCCTTCTTAAAATACTTATTTACATAGTTAAATGATTTACCCTCTAAAATGTTTTGCTTTTTCCAAGCTAATGCAAATGTTGGTTCTATCCCACTTGAGCAATCAGCTAACATAGATATTGTTCCTGTCGGAGCAACAGTCAAGCGACAATGATTCCTGTACATTTCGGAATTTCTATCAAATGTACTATCCTCCCAAGCAGGGAAAGTTCCTCTTTGAGAACCAAGATCCAAAGACTCATCATCAGCCCATTCTTTAATCTTGGACATTATTTCATTTCCAACTTCTCTAGCTGTTTCGGAATTATATGAAATTCTAAGTTGAATTAACAAATCTGCAAATCCCATTACCCCTAAGCCGATCTTTCGAGTAGCTTTAGTCATATGTTCTATGTCAGGAGTCGCATAGTGATTAGCGTCTATTACATTGTCTAGGAATCTGGTTGATAAACGAGTCACCTTTTGTAGTCTTTCCCAGTTTATTTGAACTTTCCATGCAGGCCCCNCCACAAGTTGTAAATCCCTATTAATATAAAACTCTGCTAAATTAATTGAACCTAAATTACAAGATTCATTTCCTAAGAGAGGCTGTTCGCCACATGGGTTAGTAGCAATCATTTCTCCATAGGTTTCTGTTACATGATTATCTGTATTGACTTGATCTAAAAAGATCATTCCGGGTTCACCGTTTTTCCACGCCCCCTCAACTATCTTATTAAATACAGCCTCAGCATTTAATTTTCCAGCTACTGTATTATTATGGGGATTAATTAAAGTATAATCTAATCCATTTATCACACAATCCATCCAATGTGAATCAACTCCCACTGATATATTGAAATTATGAATATCCCCTTCATTAGACTTACAAGTAATAAACTCCAAAATATCAGGATGATAAACAGACATAACAGCCATATTCGCTCCATCACGTTTACCTCCTTGAGTTATCATAGAGGAAACCCGTGAAAGTGTTTTTAATACTTCTATCGGGCCACACGCAATTCCGTGAGTGGTTTTAATTTTAGATCCTTTAGGTCTAATTTTTGAGAGCGAGAATCCGGTTCCACCACCAAACTTTTGTACCATAGCTGTGTCAGTAGCAGCTTTCATAATACCTTCCATCGAATCTTCTAAAGGTAAAACGAAACATGCGGATAAGGTTCCCTGCTCTGTTCCAGCATTCATTAAAGTTGGGGAATTGGGTATGAATTCAAGATTAGAAAGCATTTCAAAAAAGTCGTTTTCAATTAACTCCGTTTCTACCGGTAAAGTGTAGTAAGTAGTTTCTATAGAAGAAATTGCTTTAGCAACTCTTTTAAACAATGTATTGCTATCTTCAACAACATTCCCATTTGTATCTTTTAATAAATACCTATGTTCTAAAATTGTTTCCGCCTGCTTTGATAAAGCCTTATTATGTGTTGTTAATGTTGTTGTAGCAACGCTTGTCATCCTCTTGTCCTCCAATTTTATTTACGTATTCCACAATATAAACATAAACCACGTTCCGCTACCCAAAAAGAAGGACTGCAAACTACTTCTTTGCACTGTGGATTAGGTGCAGAAGACATGCGTTCCTGAGCGTTAACAGGTTCCATTTGTAATGCTTGGGCTGGGGAAGTTTTATTTACCTTCCTTAACCCTTGATTATCAAGCTTCTCTAACCTGCCTTCTGGTGTTTCATATGGACTTACAGCTTCAAACCAATCATTTGCACTGCCTAAATCCACAAACTTATACGCAGTATCATGTACTGCCTCTAATGCCATTGCTATTGAAAAGAAGGCGTCTCCGTGACCTAGTGGGGTATCGGGAGCCTTCAACTCATTACTTACTGATAATATTTGTTGTTTTTGTCTTTCATCTTTAATTAATCTTAAATTACCACTATGTACAAATTTCTCAAATATACCCGCCATAGTGTTTTTTGACTTTCGACTAAATATTTTAGATAACCACCGAGTATCTAACCCCCTATCTTCTAACTCCCCTCTAGTATTATCTATATATCCAGAACTTAAATTAAAATTTTCCGCCACTTCATTAAGGTATTCAATCTGGTCTGAATACGACCAACCGTCTAAGAAGGATTGATGTATCTGTTCTACCCTTTCCCCACGTTTTCTGAATAAAACTAAATGAGATGGATGTTTTTTCTTTCCCACATCAAACCCACCGAATACTTGGTCTCCAGACTCTAAATCACTAAAAACTTTAGTGGCAGGAGCGGACCTTAATATTTCATCTTCACATTTAAGTATATCTTCTTCGTCAAAATAAGCTTCAGTTGAAAAATGTGGTATTAACATGAATTCCGAAGCGAATGATTTAGGTCTTGCTTGTTGTTGTTGTAATAACCAGTCCTCCGAATATAATTCTGGCATTAAAACCCTTCTACCGGGTACAGGGTCTAAAGCAGGTAACACTCTTGATTTAAAACGACTATCTTCTTGAAGTTTAGTAAGGAGGTCTCCCGGCATCATCGGAGTCCCTAACACAATAGTTGGAGTCCCTCTTAAGGGGATGAACAGTGATTCTGTCATAAAATGGTCTTCTACCTTGGTTATCTGCCCTACATTTAAAGGATTCTCTGGATCACGTAATACGTCATCCGCTATTAATGCTCCATTAACATGCATTCCCCGTTTAAAGCTGAATAGCCCCCCATGCATTATCTCCACAGGTTTATTGTTTAAATAATATCTAGCTGAAAAATCTGCTTTGGGGCTTCTATTAACTAGTATCTCATTTAAAATAGGGTTTCTGGAAATCGCTTTATTAATTTCTGATATATGGTATTTCGCCATTCCATCAGAATAACTAAGATAAAGTACAGAACAATCCCTTTGTGCGGTTAATAATCTCCAAACACTAAATGCATGTCCTAATACAGTAGATTTAAAATGGAATCTTGGTAATACTGCAACATAATTCATCCCAGTTTCCAGACATTCCTCTATATCGTCAGCTAATATTCCCACATGCCAAGCTTGAAAATACTCTGGATGGTCAAAACTATAACACCATATATTTTGAAGGAAATCTTTAAAAGAACCAACTTTAAATTTCTCCTGCTTCTTTAAACCTTCCGAAAGTAAATTGAAGGCGTTTTCTACTGTTATTACATCATTAGCCACGACTATTTATCTTCCTCCTGATTTTGTACCAGAGTCTTTAATTTAACGGCTATCTTATTCAAAATATCCTGATCGGATATCTCTTCAACTAAAATCCCTAAAACATCCTGAACGAATTGTAGGTTTATCAGTCCAGATAAAACATCCCTTTGCCCTTTAATTGCTATGTCTACAGCCTTTACAGCATCAAAGGCCTTTTCAAAAGGTAACCCCTCCGATTCTCTAAATGCTTTATTAGATAATGATGTGTACCTCTCAAGCTGTTCATGTTGCAATCTTGCAAATTTCTGTCCTTCTGATTCGGCGATCTTTTGTTGATTATCAGACCTAGCAACGGCTTTCTGTTCACCCCAACCATATTGCTTCGCCCACGCATAGATAGTCACAGGCTTCACTTCTGTGTCATTTTCTTTGGATATTATTTCTGCTATTTCTTTAGCAGTTTTATCTCCAGCTACAAATAATTTCATAGCATCAAGTTTTACAGATTCAGGAAATCTTTTAGGCATTTACCCCTCCTATTCATACATGCTGTTAGGGTCTAACGCCCCATATCCAGCATCAGAAACATGTTGGGAATCAATATTCCCTCCAATAGGAGAACCATCAGATTGTAAAACGCTAGTAAAATCAAAATGACCTGTCTTTTTCGTAGATGACGTAAAGCAAGTAGGCACTTTAATTTTAAATTTTCCTGCTCCTATATATACCTCATCATAAGTAATAGCTATCTCATCTCTTGCACATATAGATGACCATATAGCTTCCTGTTCTGCTATGGGGGCATACAATTTATTTTTTAATATTGTTCCGGAAGTTCTTTGTAAGCCTTTTATTTCCTGATTATATTTACAATCAATGTACTTACACCAAACCACTACCCCACGTTCTTTTTTCACATCCTCTAAAGTAGGTAATTTCTTTGGGAATTTATCTGCATACTTCTTTTTTTTCTTTACTGCTTTACTGTTAAAATGAATCTGAATTTCTGGTCTTACCTTTTTTAAACCGCCTACCATTAGTCTAATCTCCTTTTATTCCATAACGCTATACATGCCGCATCGGCATAATCTTGTTCAGGGAAAACATCTCCCCATTTATCTACCGCAAATTGTCTGATATCATCTTTTGAGGCATTTCCTTTACCTAAAACACCTTTTTTCCATTGTTTATTATCCACCCTAATCGCATCAATACCCTTTTGTAACAAAGTACCCCAAGCAAACCCAACTACATGAGCGATTGCGATAGTCGCCTTTGGATTTTGAATAAAAATCGCTGCTTCAATGGAAGCTTTATCAGTTATATTTATTTTACTCAAATCATTAAAAAATCCTACCGATATTTCAGGGAATCTTTCCTCAAAATTTTTCTTTTTACTGCCCCACTTATACATTGAACTTATTTGTTCTTCAGGATCTAATAAAACTCCATGAATAGCAAGCGAAGAACAGTCCAAACCTAAATAATTCATACATTAGGCCTGTAAGTTCTTAGAGCAACAACTCTTGAAACTGTATTATACGCGGTAGTATATGTATTTAATAAACCGGAAATCTTCTTAAGTTTAACTTGTGCATCTATGATCTCCTGTTTAGCAGCTAATATATCTGGGAATTTAGTTAAAATCTCACCCCTAAGCTCTTCTTTTGTGGGTTTTCGTATGGAAAGATCCTCATATATTTTAGCTATTTTAAAATGTGCTATACTATAATCTTCCACAAAAGAAGCTTCTAATGCTCCCATTACTGCTTCTTGGTCAGCTAATTCAGTTTCTATATAAGCTTTATAACCCCCATACATAGTTAGAAAAGTTTCTAATTGTTTATTTTCAACATTCATTAAATTAGAAAAGTCTAAGTCATCCCTTTCAGACAAGTCCATGCTAAAACTGGGTATATTAAGAGCGTCTACCTCTTGTTTAGCATTCTCTAAAGATTTTGTCGGTGTCCAATCCTTCATAATAAATTCTCCTGATTATTTTAAATTAACTTTTTTACACGCACACCAAACCAATCCTGTACATNTGGTTGGTGGAACCCTCATATTTTGTATATTAAAACATCTGGTTAATATATCGTCCCATTGTTTTAAATCCCGCTTAACTAAAAAGGTTTTAATTTTTTGATTATCTTTGTTTTCATAAAAAACAGTTCCTATATCATAATGTCCTATATTAAGATACATCTGAAGTTGGGTTTTATGATCCTCTCTAGGACCGTTTAATTTACCAAAATAGTAATTGTTTATCGACTTTAATTCTACAGGAACTATCCCATGCTCTTTATGTTTAATAAGGAAATCTATTCTTCCTGACATTGGAGGGTTTTCATGTTTCACCTTCACCTCTTGACCCATTAGAATACCTAGTTCTTTAAACCAAACCTCAACTCGTTTTTCTAAATAACTACCATTCTGGAATATACGATTTAATATAGGTTCTAATTTGGTTTCAGGCATCTGCCCGTTAAAGATCAACCATACCGCCCGATCACATTTATTACTTAATGTAGATGGGTGAAAAACGCCGCTTCTTGATGGTGTCATTGTGCTGGTTAAATACTCATCTAGTGCAGTGTTTAGCCACACATCTTCGGGTTGTATTTCTATTGTTCTGGGATTGTCTGGTCTTTTATCATCGTTAAATTTAATAATTCCCGGCATAAAATTTCCTTTATAGCTTTCCTCGTATCCTCTTTAATGTGTAAAATATATTCCACATCATTATATTNTTGTAACTTTACATCTCTTTTTCGATCACGCTTTTTTAAATGTCCATATGTTCCGTCAGCTTCAACAACCATTCTGAGTTCTGGTATATAAAAATCTACCGTGTATGGGTAAAAATCATATTGTTCTGTATACCTAAGCCCTAAATCAGATAAACACTCAGCAATTATATTCTCCTGCTTTGTAAAATCTCTAGGTAGTAAGCTCACTTTGTAATTCCTTAAAAAGTTTCTTATTCTCAATAAAGAATTCTTTAACTCCATTTAAACCTTGTAATTTAATTTCATTATATGTATACCAAGGACCGGCTTGTTTAATCAGACGTTGTTTAATCGCTTCCCTAATATAACTTTCCATAATGTCTATCCCACCCTCAACTCTAAAGGGAATGGTTGCCGAATTCCAGTTTTCACCCCCTGCTTTCGTTTTGCGTAACCTAATATCCATATCAAAACCCACGTTCTGCTTACCTTCTTTTATCCAACCCTGTCTCCGAACTTGTATTAAGAAGTGGGCGAAGAAACTTTGTGCTAATCCTCCGGGCATGTTGTCTAAAGCTGTAGGACCAACGGAAGATCTGACTTGGTTTATAGCTACTAAGGCTGAACCATATTTAAGATTAGGTAATAATTTAGGTAAGGCACTATTTACAAATCTAGCCTGCCAAGCCATAGGATTATAACTAAACTCTTCATCTAATACTACGGTGGGTACTAAACCAGCTATGCTATCCAATACAATAATATCCACACCATCCAGCATTAACTCCCTAATCGTGCTAAAAGCCTCCTCTCCAGTAGTTGGTTGTAAAAATAGGAGGTTTTTTGTATCCACACCACATTTTTTAACCCACTTAGGGTCATAAGATAGTTCTGTATCAATCCATGCGGCTACCCCACCTTGCTTTTGAACATTAACAACAATTTGTGAGGCTAAGTATGATTTACCAACATTTGTAGGCCCATAAATTAAAGTAAATCTTTTCTTGGGTATACCACCACCAGTTAATTTATCCAAAGCTGGGATATTAAATGGAATCCTGTCATACTCTAACCCAGCACTATCCCCTGATTGTAGATTTTTATGCTTTTTAAGTAGTTGTTTTATAACCTCAGATGCTGTTTTCTTCATTCAGTATCCTCTTCGTCTTTACTATTACTTTTATGATAAAGCTCGCTAAGTTTGGTTTTTATTAATTCTAAACTAGCGTCTATCACAGTATCCGCATCTGCTAACTGAGCTTCTAAAGATAACTCTGTATCAATGTCTGATATTTCGACATCAATACGGCGATTTTCAAAATCCGCCATTTTTTGTGTAAACCCACCTTTAACTGAAATTAAAGACATATTAATCCCCCATTGACTTGTTTTCTTGGAGTTCATTAGTGAAACTCCCTTTAGCTAACATTAAAGCAATTATACCATATCCAGCGATATCTATAAACGTATCTATAACTGATTCATTCTTTGGCTCGTAATCGTTTTTCCACATCAGGTTTTTTAATCTCGACACTTTATCCCATAATCTAACAACCAATCCCTTTTCCCTAAAAGCTAAAATGTTGTCATGACCATAATCATGTTGTTTGTTTATTACAACTTGTGCTATTTCTAATGCAGCTTCCCTGCAAGCTTCTTCATAACTTTGTTCCATAATAATTCCTTCCTTAATCTGAATAATCTAAAAATGAAATATCTTTAAAATCTTTTTTATTAGCCCATGATTTAACGCATAACTCCATATCAACTTTTAAAGGGATATCTAAACTGTTTTGTTCAAGTAATTCTTTGATTCGCTTTGGAATTAANCCTAATTCAGATTCATGTATCTCACATATAATCTCATCATGTACTTGTAAGACTATATTGGATCTCTTATCTTGTAAATAGTTAGAAATTTCTACCATTCTCTCACTAAGGATGTCAGCACTAGTTCCTTGTACAAGATAGTTAACTCCTTTATAAGCAAAATCTGCTTTTATATTATACCTACGATTATATCTATTTTTTATACCCTTTTTACTCTGTTTAACTCTAGCAACAACATCATTAAAAAATTTTTTAGATCCAACCATACCCTCAAAATATTTTCTTTTATAACTTGCTGCTTCTTCTGGAGTTGTTTTTAACTGCTCTGCTAGTCTATTTTTGCCNATACCATAAATTGTGCCAAAAGTGATACCTTTAGCTAGTTGTCGATAAAATTTAAACTGCTCATCATTTTCAGTAATGTTGAAGGCTAACTTAGCCGCCTCTCCATGAAAGTCCACCTCATCTTTGTTAAGTAAGGCATCTATAGTCTCATTTCTAAAGTAGGACATAAAAACTCGAACTTCCATTTGATTATAATCAAAACTAACTAATGAGTAATGTGGTCTAGGTACAAATAAACGTCTAATAGATATTTGATTTTCATCTTTATCATCATAAGATTCATCCCCAATAAATGCCCAAGTTTCTAGTACATCATCAGATAACTCTACATTAAGTTGTTGACCTTTTGATGAAACCATAGCGTCTATTTTGTTTTTTATTCTAAGTTTTTCTTCTTCAGTTAACTCAGGACTAACTAAACGAAAATGNTTNCTNGGTATATTTTGTAAATTTGGATCTCTACTGGAAAGTCTCCCTGTTGCTGTACCCCAATTACAAAAAGATGTTCGCATAACATCTTTATCTACATATCTATCTACATAAGTGGACTTTAATTTCTGTAACGCTCTGTATTGCCGTATTAACCCAGCTAAACGGTGATTTATGTTTACTAAAGCCGCCTCATTCCAAGAAGCAGCCCCCTTTTCAGTCTTTATTGGTGATTCTATTCCCAAAGAGGCGAAAACTTCCCCGATTTGCTTTGGGCTAGACATATTAAATTCTTTTTCATCATGTTTGGGGGAAGCTATTGGAATATCACGATTCCATTTTTTCATACCGGATACGTTAAGTATTTCACGTTCAAGTTCATTTAAGCGTATTAGTAATAATTTTTGAATTTTTAAAGTGTATTCTTTATCAATTGAGATACCTAACATTTCCATTTCAAGTAATACTTTAGTTAGCTTACATTCTAAGTTAAATATGTTACTTTGATCCGTTTTCTTTATCTTTACTAAACACTCTTGGTATAATCTCGCGGTTAAATTAATATCCTCTTTACAATATTCCCCCAAAAAATCTATTGGTGCTTCAGAAAAATTTTTGTGCCAGTTATTCTTACGTAACTCGTGTTTAGTATCAAGATCATACTGTACTGCTTCTGGACCATAACGCCTATTGCCTGTAGCTGTTAAACTTAACTCTCTAATGTCTGAGTGTTCAATTAGCCTAACCATCACAATTACATCAATTAAAGCTTTATTAAGACAAGTTAACCCCTCTTGAGCTAAAAAATGTAAATCGAATTTAAGGTTATACCCAATAAAAGTGTTTATTGATGAATTTAAAAACTCGATCAGTTCTGTGCGATGTTCCTTATAAAGATTTTGATCTCTATCTTCACCGGAATGTAAAAAGGGGTAATACTGCATTACCCCCTTATATTTAGGCTCGCCAATTCCTATACCACACAACTGATTAATATCATAATCTAACCCATTAGTCTCCACATCAATAACAACGCTTTTGGTTTCCAAGGTTGACGACTTTAATTGTTGTAATGCATCTTTAAAATTATTATTATTGACTATCATGATAAGTCTTAATACTTATCGTAACTTAAAATAAATTCGAGGAGGCACTCCCACTAACTGATTCCTCTTTAGGAGATCCACCCCCCTGCGTTCTATAAAAATAATCTTTTATTGACTCTACAGTATTGGCCTTCTCTAAAACATCTTCAGGTATTTTATTATTAATTGCTGTAGGAGATATGAAATATCGAGTGTCTATACCTTTCCCCTCTCTAACCATTTTCATCACAACTTTATTTAAAGCTCCTGATTCATCACCAATTGGCGAAATCTGTTGTTTCCAATTTGAATTACTTGTAGTAATAATGCGTAAATCATTAACTTCTTCTTTAAAGATTTTCCTGCCGCCAGCTGTCTCCGCTTCCTCCCAAATACCTTGCTCTATCAATTCTTGGTGTGTACCATCTATAACTTTTCTATGCTCTAAACTATGGTGAATTTCATGTATATATATCCAAAATGAAATTTTAAATCTACTTCTTACATCTGCTGGTACAACACTATTGTCTATATCAGGATGATCCATTAACGAAGTCCATTGATTTGAGCCGGTTGACCACATGTACATAAAATAACCATCTAACCAACGCTTTTCTACTTTACTTACTTCCGGTCTATCATCGCCAGAAGCTAACATTGTGAAAAATACTGCATCTCCCGGTTGAAAATAGTATTCAACATACTCATTCGCAGTCTCTGAACTTTTCTTTGGTTTATGCTCTTCAAAAGTTACAATACCCATATCTGTTCTCCTTAAAAAACTTCTATTTCTTATAATTAAATCTAACTCTTCTTTATTCCGAATTTCTTGAAAATCTTTATACTTATCTGGAAAGTCTACAAAGGATATCATGAATCTATCCTCAAAAGCAACGTCTAGTGTCTCGCCTTTAGTTTTTAATGCTCTTATTATCCCTTCTTGACCTGCCCTATCATTATCTAAACATAAAACTATTTCACTTGGATTTAAATTCCCTAATAAATCTATCTGATACTTCGACACAGAGGCCCCTAGAACCGCCACAGACGAATAATTATGCTGATCTAGCCATATAGTATCCAAAACACCTTCTACGACCAGTATTGGGCTATTATCACGTAATTTATTTTCCCCAAATAAAACCTTAGATTTTTTAAACCCCGCAGTAAATAAATATTTGGGTATTTCTTCTCGCCTTCGCGTAATCCAACCCAATGGCGTTTTATTAGGTGATTGTACTGGAATAACAAAATCACCATATTTATTTTGCTTACATTCCCATTTAGCTAATGTTTCTTTTGTAAATCCTCTCTGATAAATCCAATGATCATCTGGGAGAGGAAGTAAACCAGCATAAGAAGTTTGTGGAAAAACATCCAACTCTTTTACATTAGATTTATCATCAAAAAAACTTGTATATATTAAAGGGGTATCTAATTCATTTTTTAGTTGTTTTATTGCTTTGTGGGATATACCGCTAATTAAAGAGAATAAACTACCTTGTCCACACCCAGCATAACATATCCAAACACCCTTCTCTGTGTTAATTGAACAAGAAGCTCTTCTATCATAATGATTAGGAAGTGGACAATTAATAACGAACTGTTCAGAAGTTGGTACTTCAACCCCATATTTTAATAATTGGGAATACCAATCTATCACTACTCAGCCTCTTAGTCCTTCCCACGTAAATAAACTAGAAGTTCATTCTCATACCCATCTTTATCTATTACTACAAGCTTCTGCTTTGGGTCAACTGCTTTCTTAATCATGCCTGCGGTAATATCTATGAGGTGTTTATTTACGCCCCTACTTTTTAAAGTTGTAATAACGGTGTCATCATCATTACTATTAAATAAATTAAAAATACCCATTTTAAACTCCTTACTTTATATATTTAAATAATCGGGTCGTTCTTCAATGTTACCATTATCTACGTCCCAATGCATAACTGTCAAATCCTTCATTAATTCACCATCCCTATATTTCTGAAAACTAATACTTCTTTTATCGTCTTCTATTTCAGATAAGGTACACATTGATATAACTACATCAGCCGCTCTAAATAATGCATCACCAAAAGCTACTTGATTTGTTTTAGGGTGAGTAAATTCATCTACAACTTCTCTAGTTGCCTGTGTTGTAACCATAATAGGAATTTCCATAGAAATGGCTAAATTCTTTAAACCATAAAATAATTCATGGGATTGTTCCCAAGCTTGTTTTTTAGAAGTTCCCGTATTTAATAAGTAAACACCATCTATTACTACAAACTCAGGTTTATTCTGCCTAATTAAATTAGATATATCTTCCAAAGTAATACTTATGTGTCCGGAAATACCATCACAAACTAATAATGATTTTTGATCTGCTTTAGATAGGAAGTCTATATATTCAGCTTCATTAATCTTATCCCCCCTGCGTAAAGCACTATGTGATAAGTTATAGCCCATCATATTAGCTAAAACTACATCCAATCTCATATTCATGGATTGAGTAGGCATTTCAGTGGATATTAATAACGTTTTAAAGCCCTCTCTGATCGCCATAGCGGCAGAATGAATGCACATCCATGTCTTACCTATAGTAGGCCTCGCAAAAACCGATATAAGCTCTCCCGGCATCCACCCAACTCCAACATCATTAAGTGATGTAAAACTAGTAGGTATACCCATTAAACCTGAAACATTTTTATTACGTTTATCAACTCTATCTCTATATTCTTCTAACCGATCTAAACTACCGGAATTATACAGATCAAGATTTCTATCCATACCTACTCTTATGTTAGNNAANCTGGTTAAGATATTACTAAGGGCTTGTTTCGGATTTTCATTTATTATGGNGTCGACATCTCTAAAAGCTCGTATCGTTTGACGGCCTATTGAAGCTTCTTCAAATTGCTCTAAAGCAAACTCAAATTTTTGTGTTTTGCTACTTTCATCAAGTTCTGGGAACTCATTATGTAAAACTTCGACAGATGGGGGTGAGCCACACCTATCAACGTACTGAGCAATAAATTTATATTGTTTAGCATACAAGTGAAAATCTTGTACTGAAAACTTAAACTTATCAAAATTTTCTTTTTTAGTTAATTTAAAAAGTACCGCGGATTCTATAAATTCAGGGCTTGCCATGTGGTGAATTTCCTACTTTTGAGTATAAAACTCTATTAGAATTAATATTTTCTAAGTAATAGTCTACATTCACATCATCCAAACTGTCAATAATCTTCTTAGCTTCATTAAATGAATTATATTTTCCAACTACCCACACTTTAGAGGGATTTTCTATAGCTATAACCCTAAAAACATAATCCTCATCTTTAAGCGGCTTGGCACTTTGAATTAAACCTCCTTTTCTATGTCTCTTTACCACTATATCTTTAATCCTTCATCTACAAGTTAATATTCTTCAACTAAATCTGAAAATTTCTCTCTCAATGTTTGTCGAATTTTATACGCTGAATCACCTAAATCATTACTTATCTCTTCCATAGTCATCCCCTCTTGGCGTAACTCAAGAAATTTAAGCTCTTTAACATCTAATTTTTTATTCTCAATAACACTTTCCATTTCAATCTGTTCAAAAAGATCTACACTTCTCATATCTTCTGGCTCGATGCCTTTAATTTCACGCTGTGCAGAATCATGTAAGGGGACAAGTTCATCTAAATTTATCTCGTTCACATACTCCCCATCCGCACCCTGTTTTCTTTTCTTATCTTTACTTATTAATGTGTAGACCGTATTCTGCATAGCCCAATGTAAATAAGTATGGAATAATACTTTCTTTTCTTCACCCTTCTCAGTTTTATATGTTCTATCAGGATTAAATAAATTTGCCGCTTTTATAATTGAATACCTTAATTCTTGCGCCATTCCGTCTTTATCTATACTTAATCTTTTAATAGCCCCTTGTACAAAATCTGTTTGTAAAAATTTATGAACTTTAGGTTCCCATAACATAATTAATAAATCAAGATAAGGAGACATAATTTCTAACCGCAGTTGAGCTTCTTTAACTAAAAGATCACGTTCCACTTCAGAAAAGTTTAATTTTTCTAAATCTTCTCTATCAATAGCTTCGTATTTTTTAATGAATTTACGTATTTGTTGACATTGTTCATAAATAGTTAATAAAATTTCTGTAAGTTCACGTTCTGTTTGTTTCTCATTAGTTGTTTTTATACTGTTAGCAACTTTATATGTTTTAAGTAAATTGTATTTTTGTTTAACCTCCTGTATGGCTAAACTAAAATCAGTATTTATAAGGGGTATACTCTTTTCCATTATCGTTGCTTGTTATTTAAGTATTTAACAAAAATAGAGATGGTAAAAGCCCACAATATAATACCAATTATTAAAAATCCTATGGGAACTACAGTATATCTAGCTAAAACAGTCCAAACCATATCTTCGATAATATGGGCAAAAGATAATGATGTAAATAAAATCCAAAAACTTTTAGTTTTCAAGAAATTTAATGTGGTGATCATTTATATTCCCCTTTAAATAATATATGAACCCCAAGGGTTCATAAATATTTTACCAAACTTATGTTCTAATGTTAAGTGTTAAAATTTAGCTGTTCTAGTTTGTCCTGCTCTTTGGGCTTTGTCATAACATTGTCTAGTACAATACATATACTTTTTGTATCTTTTATCTTTATATCGCTGAATAATTTCATTACGTTTTCGATAAAACGGAATTCTGCAGAAAGCGCAATTTACTTTAATGTTGTAATATTTGAATTTACATTTTTGTGAACATATACGTTTTATATAACCCTTATGGTTTTCTATATAAGTTTTACAAACAAGACAATAACCAACTTTTCTTTTTTTTACTGCGACTGTGGTTATATTATTTGCTTTTAATACTTTATGGACATATTGTTTAGATACTTTAAATTGTTTACCAATTTGCTGTAACGTTAAGGTAGGCTTTTCCTGCCTATACAAAACAATGTCTTCGATTTTACTAGGCTTTTTCCTCATTATCTTCTGATTCTAAATTTTCTAACCTAGTTTTTAATTTTTTAATTTCTTCTACTAGCAATACTGTTAATAATTGATAGTGTAATGAATCCGGTTGCCCCTCTTTGTTATATTGAACAACTTCAGGTAATACATCCTCTAGCTCTTCAGCAATGTAACCAAAAGTAGTTCCACCTAAAAGACTTAGGTGTCCATCTATATAATCAAAACTTTTGGGTGTTAGATCATATATCTTTGAACTGTCTAGCTCCATTCCTCTAATATTTTCTTTATATCTCTCCGAAGAAGATGTACTAGCCCAATCAGTGGCTCCACTAGTCCCATCAGCCGTTAATACATGATTATCTGTTCCTGATGGGCCATTTGGAAATGTAAAGGTATAGGTCCCTGACACGCTTGCATGAGGCCTCAGTATCATAGCACCACTACCAGAATTAGTAGCCATATCTATTTGTGCATAATCATTAAAACCCCTGAGTTTTAAATATCCACCACCATCCGATGATACAACTTTAAATGTTTCGGTAGTACCATCCCCTACATTATCTCCACTATCTGTAAATACTGCGGTAGATTCTTGCATTTGCGCCCCGAAAATCTTACCTGAAATTGTTGTAGTGTCAACAGGTTCTTCAATATGCCATGTATATGAAGCAAGAGGATCATCTTTTATAGCCTCAAAAACAACAAAAGAATCTGCTGTTTGTACATTAACATAATTCTTCTTCATAATAGCATGTAATGATGTGCCTGTACCACCCGGATAAAAAACATAATAAGGTTCATTATCTAAGAATTCCGGGGAAGTGCTTCCCGTTAAATCACCTTGTCCGGGGTTCCCATGATATTCATCAAGCATAAAAGAAGCATGATTAGTTGTACCTTCTTCAATTGTTAAAGTTCTATCCCCAATAGTTATACTACCATCACTTGGGAATCTTTTTGTGCCTGTATTAAAAGTCCCTGTACCCCAAGCTACCGCATCATCATCAGTAGGTCTAACTGTAAGGTTAGTGCCTGCATCTGTCACGTTACCTGCTACTGTTGCAGAAGGCATTCCATGAATATATGCCAACATTTCTTGTGTTGCTACATCAGCTGATTTTCTACTATGTGCCGCCTCATCAGCTTTAGCTCTTCCTTGCACCTGCCATCGTGTGGATCTCACCCCTGATTGTTCTGAATAAGTAACTCTTATTACTGTAAAAATCTGATCTACATTTGCAAGATTATTTGTTACTTTTATAACATCTCCAGCTCTTACTGGAACATAATAACGTATAGTAGAATCAGTAGCTACAGTACCTGTCGCCCAAGTTACGGTGACTTGTGTTGCCGTAACAGCTGAACAATAGCCGTATGTTGCTGTTGGTTCGCTATTAGAATCTAATTCAGTAATAGCAGTTCCTACTCTAACACCATTATTTAACGGATTACCACTAACATTATAAATTGCTGTTGTGTCGCTATGCGTAGCCGCTACTCCCCCACCAACATCCTTATTTACTTCCCTTACAACTACTATGGTTGTACTGTTGGTTACACTTGATATGGTCATCTCCTCAGAATCAATTTTAATTGTCTGTCCTGCTGCCATACTGCTAGAACTCGCTACGGTTAAGGTAGTTGCGGTTGTGCTACTTATAGCCGCCCCTAATGTAGATAATTGTGCTGTCGTTCCAACATTTGCTAATGTATATGTCTGCGTTGTAGAAGATGTGCTATCAATAGCAGAAGGGCTATTATCAAAATATGATATAGGTTGTGAATATGTTGTAAAAGATCCTCTAATTGTAGAATTACTACTTTTAACTAATGAGGACGCAACCATTTCTCTAAGAGTGTCTGGGGTGGAAACTGGAGTAATTAAATGCTTAGTACGTCTAAAATTAAAAACGTTTCTAGGTCTGCTTTTTATAGTAAATGACGCAGAAGTATTTTGTTTACCATACCATATTACGTTCTCATCAAAAACAGAAGAATTAAGACCTTGATTCACTTCGGAAATTAAAACGTAAGCAATATTATCATTATCTATAGTGCCTTTAGTTTTATTTATATACTGCATTCTAGCAACATCTGTTAGTGTTCCACCACTCGCGCCAGTACCCCCATTAGGATCGCCACTCCCGTCTAACCTACATTGCAACATTTCTGGCATGGTTATAGCATCAGTACCCCCGGTAATCTGTGTATTTCTAGCACCCCATGTAAACCCTGCGGTAACGGAAGCATTATCATTATGGGCAGCAGCCGCTGTCCCATTTACACCTCTAACAACTCCTAACTCATTAGCTACAACTGTACTTACAACTTTAACATGCATCTGTTCGTTATCAATTTTTATCGTATCCCCAACTACTATCCCATGACTTCCATCCACATCAATCTTAGTCTGAGAATCAGTTATATTACCCGCTTCATTAAGTTTAGTAATTTCACTACCGTCAGAAACTGCTTTTATTTTTAAAGCTTCAAATGTAACTTCATGCCGTACAGTTTTATCTTTAAGTGTAGCTAAAAACTCAAGTACAACATCTGTATAAAGTTCGCTTTTAGGTCTATCAAAACGATAGTTAAGCATATTTAATGTCCGCCCGGCAGAAGAAACTCCCGTTGAACCGGGCTGTTGTATCGTTAACCCATAATTTGCTGGGTCTGTATTTGGACGAGTTCCTGCTTTAAAATAATTAAAATCTGCAGTTGGTTTGGTATCACCAGTAGAAACAAAATTAGGATCAACATAAAAATCAAACCCATAAAATTGTTCTTCCCCAACATCTGTGTGTGGTTCACTATTTGAAAGATCTGTAATATGACTTAAGATAGATTTTTTATTAAAACTTCCTAGAAGATATGTAAAATCTGCCTTAAATTTTGTGTTAGATGTAGTGAATTTACTCGTATCTGAAGTATCTAAATTACTTGTGAATTTATTTAGAAGAGATTTAATTAAACCACTACGGTTTGAAATAGCTGTACTCCACACTTTTCCACTGGATGATGAAGCTGTCTGGGTTTCTAGGAAATTAGATACATTATTAGAAGTTGCTACTGACACATCAACCTTAAAACTAGTTTCTCCATGAGAAATATTATCTTTCATCTCCGTTAGAAAATCCCGACAATCTAACTCTATTATCATCCCATATCTTTCATCAAACGTTTCTTTTACTTCATAAACAACCCCATAAAACATAACGTCATGTGTTTCTAAACTAGTTAATCTAACCGGCATAAAATCAGTGAATACACCCGTATATGCGCCTTTAGCTGAACCAGCAGAACCAGAATAAGGGTTTGTTGTTTTATTAATTATTGATACAAAAGCTACTTTGGGTAGATTAATTTCATGTACTATGTCAAGCGAATATATAGCACTTATAGTTCCGGTTGAAACAACATCTTCCCATGAGTCCCCATCCCAATATGCAAGCATTGTACCTTTAGCCATTAGAAACTTATCCCATTGCGTGTTTTAGCCACAAATCCAATAGTATACATCCACCTGTCTTCCATACCCGGAGCTAAAGCAAACTGCATTTGTTGGACCGCAACTTCATATATACCACCACCAGTTGCTAAAGCACCTGAAGTGGCTATTGGAGTAGTCGCATCCCCAATCTCTAATTGTAATACAACAGAAGTTGAAATGACCCAAGTAATTAGTTTTTCTTCTAAATAATTTTTATATGGAATATAATAATCTTGACCACCAATTGATAAAAGTTCCTGTCCTTTATGTTTAGTGTTAGAATCCCAAGTAGTATTAGCAGGATTACCCCCTATATTATCTACTACTCCAGATAGTGTTATCGAGGGTCTATTAAAACCTAAATCTATTAATTCTGGCTCCCCACCCGGTACTGGGATTTGAATTGGAGTTCTTGATATACTAATAGAAAGCTGCTCAACTTTTAATGCTAATTTCACTCCCGAAGCATCATGTGCCACATCTCTTAATAATACAGATAAATTTGAATCCATTTACTTAAAAGTGCCTATCTAAAATTGCTTGGTTCGCTATACTATTAAGTCTGAGATCAGCTTCAAAAATAGCTGATGTCCTTGATCCTCTATCTGTGTGCAGGTCAGCAATACTTTGGTAAGTCTCTCCACCCTGAGTATTACTAATTCTATAAGGTAAATCACTCCCTAACTTAAACTCCCTAGATCTATTAGCTTGGCTTTGATTTACCCCTGTTGTTGCAAAATATTCCATTATAGGCGGTGCTGTTATTCCCACCCCTTGTGGAGCAGCAGGTGGAAGAAAAGCATCTTTTAGTACCTGTCCCAGCTGTTTAAATTTATCTTGCCAAAATTCTGGCATGTCACCCCTAAAAGGATTTATTAACCACCATATTCCTTCACCAACATTCCAGAAAGCCGTCAAAGTCTCTACTAACGTTTTAAGTGGGGAATTATTATACCAATCTCTAATTGGTATCCATACGTCAAAGTAAATCCAACTTTCGATCGCTCTTGCTATGATATTCGCCTCTCTCATAATCCATTCCAGAGAATCGTTCCATATTTGTTTAAGATATCCTTCCCAAACGTTTTCTTTTAACCAAACCCAAGCATTTGATAGTTGGCCTTGCCACCAATCCCAATTATCAAAATTCGCATAAGCTTCTTCAAACCACATCCTTATTGCAGGCCATTTATTGTCAAACCAATCCTGAACTTTTTCCCTAAATTCGGGCATTTGATCTACCAACCAACGTAATCCATCTGTCATCATGGGTACTAACGGAGCTAACGCAATATCAATAAAAGCACCTATTATTTGAAATAAAGAACCAAACATAGTTGTGAAAATTTGCGATTGACGTAACATTGAAGAAACTGAAAAGCTAAGTCCGGCTTTCCCCGCAACTGATTTAAGCATCTCTCTAAAGAATTTTCTTTCTTCTTTTGGACCCTCAATAATAGATTTAATCATCTTTTTGTTTTCGCTTGGTGTTATAGGACTTTTAGCTCCTCCACCAGAGGAGCCACCACCTGCTGAAGCAGACATTAATCCTGCTGTACTAGCTGCTTCTAATATAAGACTTGCTATCATTTTAAATCATCCTCCATTTACATCATGGATTGTCTTGTCCTAGACATTACCTGTGCTTCAGACTGCATCTGTTCCTCAGCTAATGTAATCCCTAGAATCATATTTATTTCATCCTCAGTAAAATGCATTATGGCTTCCCACGTTATTCCTATTTTTAATAATCTTAATATTACCATCCAATAAGAAAATACTAACGTTTCTTGGGGAGTAAATTCCCCGGCTTTACGCATGAAAGCCATTACTCTTTTTTTATTTGGTTTATCCCTAAATCTGTATTACCCCCACCATAAGCACTTGGAACTACACTTTCTAAAGCTGTTCCTAAACGTTCATCTATTGACGCTAGAAAAGCTTCTGTTGTTGGTCCCCAAGGAGCATCAACTATCATCTCTTTTAAAGATTCCCGAACATATAAATCACCATTAAATTTAGTCTGCCCATTCTTAGAAATTTCAAGAGCTTTAGAAATCAATTGATTCCTTTTACTCCAAGATAATTGCTTTACTGTAATTTCAAACTCATCATCCGTACCCGATATTTTCACAGTTACTGGTTTTGTCTGAGTCTGAACTTGGTATTTTGATAAATCAAAATTATTAATATTAGCTTTACTTTTCTGTGTTGGCATAATGCCTCCTTATGTTTTTATGGATATACTGGTTCTGCATCTCTTATAAATATCTTCATACTCCTAAATATCATATCTGCAGTTACTTCAAGTACATTATCTCCACTGGGAGAATGTGAAACTGTATTAATAAATATTCCCTGACTATTAACTGCGTTACTTCCCGCTGTTGGTGAACCTTCAGAAGAAGAAGCAGATGTAGGTATATCTATAATTATGTAATCATTAGATCCACGTTCAAATTTAATTGTGGCTGTAAAACCTACTCTGGCAGTAGCTGCTGTAGCTCCTCCATAATCACCTTCCAATAACAATTGCTTGAAAAGTTCTAAAGCCCCATCTTGATCTGCATCAGCAATAGCAGCTGCAGAAAGAACTGAAGCATCAGGTAATGCTAAAGTAGCACTCATTCCATAAGTTCTGGCTCCTTCTCTTATTTCATTTGGGCCTCTTGCTCTCTCTCCTTGCATTCCTATATAATATCTAGGTTCAGCTGCATTATCTATTGAAAGGGCAAAAGTTTTAATTCTAGCAAATTCTTGCCCGAAAAATTTAACTGTTCCTTGCGAAAAATAATAGGGTTGGGTAGTAGGATACCCTGTTCCATCATTTGCACCCGGTTGTCCTACGTCATCGCTATCAATGGATTGCATTAGTGCATATCTAGGCATGTTAGCGGCTGTAGATCCCCCGGAATATAAATTAGTGCTGACAGTTGATTGACTTGCTTGGTTATGGACCATATTCAAGAAATTCACTCCAGACCAATCCATAGTTACCATTCCACCTTCTTCTGCCGTTATTGTTGAAGAACCTATCATTCCACCAAGATATCTCCTATCAAAATCCTTAGTAGCAGTTTCACTACTTTCTCTCATATGCACATGCCAAGTTACTGTATCCAAATCAACAGTTTCTGTAATAGTATGATCATAATAAGTATTGCCAGAAGCAACCTCATTAACCGCTTCATTATCAGGATGATCAAAATGTAGTGGATAATTCAATTTGAACGTATTAGTATTACCAGCTTCTTGAATTATCTTTCTAACTTCAGATGTAGCCCCACTACCAAGTTGAATTAAATCTCCAACACCCAAATTAGCTATGTTACCACCATCTATAGGTACAAATATATCCCCTTTCATCGCACCACCTTGATGCTGGTCTGCTCCAGAAGCATCCGCTACTTTATTTATAGCGAGTGCATCAGTAGCCACTGATTCAGGAACGGTTGCTACAGTTCCAATAGGAAACCGCAAAGGGAACCCATTTAATAAAACTATTCCAGATACCGAGCCTGATAATGTTTGTTGTCCGGGGTATGCAACTGCCCAATTTCTTTTTGATTGGGTGCTAATAAATCTTCGCCCTTCTATAGTCATGACTGGATCTGGTGTATCTATTGATTCATATACACCGGGAATCCATGTAATATATTTATCATCATCAGCCCTGCCACCATCAGTACCAGTAGCGTCAACTTCTTTAACCGTTTCATTATCTAAATGAAAAAATGCTGTAGGTCTATCTAATATGAAAGTGTTTGTTGAATTACCGCCAGCAGAAGCCATTGATTCAATACGTCTGATCTCATGTTCAACCACTGTCTCAGTTTCCGGTGAAGCTATAGTTCCAATACGTATAAAGTCCCCTACTACAAAAGTATTAGATACACCATCAACAATTATACTTCTACTTCCAGCCGCAAAACCAGTATCATTATTCAAAACAGCGGTAGCTTGCGAAGAAGATACTTCAACACCTTCATTCATTTCTGCATCGGCCCCTTGTGCGGCTTCAGCTGCAAAAGTTAATTGCGCCTGATCACTTCTATATACAGCCATTTTTTACCCCCATTGAAATTACTTTCATATCTATTATTATACCTATTTTAATTAAGTTTCTAGTAAGACAGCGTTATTAACTAATTGTATCGTCACGGTCCCCGTCCAAATATTAACTTGGTCGCTTGTTTCTTCATTGAAACTTTGGAATTGTTGTCGTTGAAAATTAGTTAATGAATGCATTCTCGCGTGACAAATTCGTCTTACTTCCTGCATTAAATTAAATAATCTTTGCCTGCTAGTTAAAGTGAATACCTCTATCTCAATATTATACGTTCTATTTCCGTATTTCCAATTACCTATAGGCTGTTCTATAAACGATGGAGTTCCTATCCTACCTATTAAATGATCACCAACATTTAAATCGAACCGTAATGGTTCATTCGCAGCATTTACTTTAATAAACGTTGGTTTGGTGACATTTGATGCATTCCATTGACTATCTAAGTCTGTAAATACATCATCTATTGCAATTGGTTCATCCGCCATTAGAACACCTCAAAAGCTTTTAAGCTGTCAAGTGTATCGTCTATCTCATTTGACCAAGCAGAGATTCTTTGTTCTAAAGATACTCTATCCATACCACCTACAACAGTACCTCCAAAATCTGAGCTTCTTACTACATCTATCGCCGCTTTCTTCTTAGCAAGATCAGATGCAATTCCCCCTTGACGAACATCAGTACCGATGTCTCTTCCAGCTAAATAACTAACTTTAACCGGCATTGTAAATTCTCCTCCGCCCCATTTCCATATAGCCGCATTGTAAGAAGTAAATCGTGCTGGTAATAAGAAATAACGACTGAATTGAACCATTCCAGTATCAGGTACTAAAAAGTAATCACTTATTCTGCCTTGTGTTTTCGTATCCCAACTATTTCCGTCCCAAATTCTAAGACTTAAAATTTTATATGGGTCCGGTTTATCTAATTTAAACCCATTTAAGTTAAATTGATGATATTCATTAGCAATATAATTTGGACGCCAAGACTTTCTCGTATACATATCTATGTATGATTGTGCTTCCATAATATACTGCTCAACATTATTTTGAGAAGGAACTGTACTGGATGTGAAATCTGTCCCGCTTAATACATTTTTAAGTTGTAATAACTCATAAATATCCTTAGTAGTACAATAAGCCGCATACGGCCTCATTTGTATTCTTTTAATAGTAGGAGCAGTAGCTACACTAGCTGCTGTAACCCTAATCCAATATATATTTTGACTATTTACAGTTAATGTTGCCCAATCACTTAATAAATTTGAAGGAAATATCTCTGCTCCATCTTTATCAAAAGCATATTGTGTTCCCTCACTATCATCTGGATCTATCTCAAATCTAGCACTACCGGGAACAAATTCTGTGAAATTAGTACCATTACTAAATTCCCAAGTTAATGCGCCAAGACTTCCGGCAGTATCAATATCAAAAATAGCCATATCAAATCTTGATGAATGCCCTAAATATAGATAATAAGCACTACTATTAAAAAGGGTAAATGAAGTTCCGGCTGGAGATTGTGCTTCCAGAGTTACGTCTGTATAGTCACCACTGGATGTACCTACACCATCCCAATTAAATATTTTTTTGAATTCTGCTCCAGCAGATGTGGCCATTTTATTCCCTCATTATTTCTTTTTAGTTGGTGGGTACTCAACACTTCTCTCAAAAGTATCATTACCTTTATCTGAAGAATCGTCTTTTACTTTTTTTACTACATCTTGCGTTTCTGTATCGTCAGAAGCTACTTTCCCTCTTAAATACATCGCCACCCCATTTAACTGTTGTATCTGTTGAATTAACTGTTCTCTAACATTATTAATTCGATTAAGTTCTTCTACTTTTTTTGTTAAGTCTTCGTTTACTTTATTTAAATCAGTTTTTAGTTCTTCCATTCTATTCTCCTTTAAATCTGTCCTTATTATATTTTAGTCCGTTACTCCTTTAAAGCAGCAACTTCAGTTTCTAAAGTTTCTATTCGTGCTATTAATTCTTTAATTG